TGGCCAGGGCTTCGTATCGATGAGCGCTCCGACCAAAGAGCTGCTGCGGCTGACGCTCGACCACCGGCTGGCGCACGGCGGCAATCCGGTGCTGCGCTGGATGGCCGACAACCTGATGGTCACCCAGGACGCCGCCGGCAACGTGAAGCCGGACAAGGCCAAGAGCCGGGAGAAGATCGACGGCATCGTGAGCCTGATCATGTCTCTGGATCGTCTGGTGCGGCACGGCGGCGGAGCCTCGGTGTATGAGACCCGGGGGCTGCTGGAACTGTGAAGATCCTGCCGGATCTCCTTTCCCTGGCGGGATTTGCGGCGTTCATGGCCGGCCTCGTGATGGTCGCCGGCATCGGCTGGGCGCTTGTAGCCGGCGGCATCCTGCTCCTGGCGGTCGGCTTGCTCGCCACATGGAGGCGTCATAGGCCATGACACTGCTCGGTGAGCTGCTCTGGCCCAAGCGGGAAGCGGTGACGATGGAGAAGCGTGACGGGGTGTTGTCGCTGACCGATTACAGCCAATGGACCGAGCTCGGGCTTACCGGCGCGACCGACTCAGGCGTATCCGTGAGCCAGGAAAAGGCCCTGCGCATGTCGGCCGTATTCGCCTGCGTGCGGATCCTGGCCGAGACGGTGGCCATGCTGCCGTTGATCGTCTACGAGCGGCTGGAGCGGGGGAAGCGGCGGGCGATCAACCACCCGCTTTACACCCTCCTGAAGGACCGCCCTAACGAGGATATGACCTCCTTCGAGTTCAGGGAGACGGTGCAGGGGCACATGGCCCTCTGGGGCAATGCCTACGTGCACATCGAGTACGACGGGGGCGGCCAGGTGCGGGAGCTCTTCCCGCTGCCGCCCGATAACATGATCCAGATCATCCAGCTCGGCGGCCGCTGGCGCTATCAGTACCTGCTGCCCGGCGAGGAGATGAAGTGGTTTGACGAGGCCGAGATCTGGCACCTGCGCAGCCTGGGCTCGGACGGCCGCATGGGCTATTCACCAATCGCCCTCCACCGCCAGGCGGTGGGTCTGGGGATGGCGGCCGAGATGTTCGGCGCCCGCTTCTTCGGGAACGACGCCCGCCCGGGCGGGGTGCTGGAGCATCCAAACACCCTCTCGCCGCAGGCCACGAAGAACCTGATCGAGAGTTTTGAATCGCGGCACGGGGGTCTGAGCCGCTCCCACAAGATCGGGATCCTGGAAGAGGGCATGAAGTACCACGAGATCGGGATGCCGCTCGAGGATGCCCAGTTCATCCAGACGCGCAGATTTCAGATCCAGGAGATCGCCCGCATTTACCGGATCCCGCCCCACATGCTGGCGGACCTCGAGCGGGCTACCTTCTCGAACATCGAGCACCAGTCCATCGAGTTCGTGGTGCAGACCATGATGCCCTGGTTCGTGCGCTGGGAGCAGGCCATCGATCAGCGCCTCATGCTGGACCGGGACCGCCGGCGCTACTTTGCCGCCTTCCTGGTGGATGGCCTGCTGCGGGGCGACACGGTCAGTCGTTACCAGGCCTATGCCGTCGGCCGGCAGAACGGCTGGCTGTCGGCCAATGACATCCGGGAGCTGGAGAACCAGAACCCGATCGAGGGCGGGGACACCTACTTCGTGCCGCTCAACCTGGTCCCGGTGCGCTCGGCGGAGCTGTCTCCGGTCCGGGATGTGTCCGCGGACACACCGGCTCCCGAGCTCCGGGCGGAGGAGGACCGTGCAGTGCGAGCGGTGGAGGGCCGGCGCCGGTTGCGCGGGGCCTATCACAAACTCTTCCTGGAGACGGCCGGGCGGATCGTGCGCCGGGAGGTCAATGACGTCCTCGGCAAGGCCAAGGCTCTATTCGTGGCCCGGGACATTCCCGACTTCAACCTGTGGCTGGATGGCTTCTACGACGAGCACCGGCAATTCATCACCCGTCACATGCAGCCTTTATTCCGATCCTACGGGGAGGCGGTGGCGGCCGAGGCGGCCGACGAGATCGGGGTCGATGAGCTCGGCGGCGACGAACTGGACGACCTGGCCCAGGCCTACGTGGATGACTTCGCCGCCCACCACATCGGCATCAGCCTGGCCATGGTCCGCAACCAGCTGCAGGCGGCCGTGCAACAGGGTCTCGATCCGCTGCAGGCCCTGCGGGAGCTCTTCGACGAGTGGGAGGAGAGCCGGCCGACCGACATCGCCGACATCGAGACGGTGCGCTCGGGCAACGCCATGGCGATCGGGCTCTATGCCGCCGCGGGCGTGATCCGCTTGCGCTGGCATGCCTTTGGGGAGAACTGTCCCTATTGCACCCGTCTCAATGGTCGGATCGTTGGGATCCAAGAGGCCTTCATCGGCGCCGGCGAGGACTTCCAACCGGAGGGGACGGCTGCGCCCCTGACCCCGAAGAACGACGTCCGGCATCCGCCGGCGCATAAGGGCTGTGACTGCATGATCCAGGCCGAACTCGGGATCCGGATGCAGGAGCGCCAGAACGGGCGCCCGGCGCGGGAGAAGGCGCTCACCGTCTGAGCGCCTGGAGGCAACGATGACACCGATGGCAGTTCATCACACGGGCACGAATGATAGCGCCTGGGACGGACCGGCTGCGGAAGGCCGCCTGAAGATCGACGCCGGCGAAGCCTATTACAAATCGGCCTTCGCCTGGCAGGATCCGGACGGTGATGCGGAAACCAAGGCGGCCTACCGCTTCATCCATCATTTCGTAAGCGAGGACGGTACGGTGGGCGAGGCCTCCACGGTCGCTTGCTCGACCGGCATAGGCGTGCTAAACGGCGGCCGGGGCGGCACGACCATCCCGGCCGGCGATCGCCAGGGTGTCTACAACCACCTGGCGGCTCACCTGAAGGATGCCGACCTGGAGCCTCCCGACCTGCGGGGCACTCCGCCCCCGGAGCGGGAAGAGCGCAGCTTCGCCCTGCGGGAGTTGCGCGTGGAGGGACAGGACACCGCTCGCAAGATCGTAGGCTATGCGGCTGTCTTCGACGTGCTGAGCGTCCCGCTCTGGGGCTTCAAGGAGCGGATCCGCCCCGGCGCCTTCAAGAAGACCATCGGCGAGGCCGACGTCCGGGCCCTTTGGAATCACGATTCAAATCTCGTGCTGGGGCGCACCAAGAGCGGCACCCTGGCCCTGGCCGAGGATGAGGTGGGACTGCGGATCGAGATCACCCCGCCGGATGCGCAGTGGGCCCGTGATCACATGGCCACCATCGAGCGGGGCGACGTGGATCAGATGAGCTTCGGGTTCAACACCGTCCGCGACAAGTGGTACACCGACGCCGGCGAAACGATCCGGGACGTGGAAGAAGTGCATCTCTTCGACGTTTCCCCGGTGACCTTTCCGGCCTACCCGCAGACGACCGTCCAGGTTCGGCAGCTCCTGGGCGGCGATTTCGCCACCTTCGCCCAGGCGCTCGAGCGCCTGGAGCGCGGCCAGGCCAGCCAGGGCGATGTGCGCCTCCTGGACCAGGCCGCCATGAGCATCCGACGTCAACTATCAACCACCGCGCCGGTCGAGGGCGACCACCCGGTGGATACCGTCCAGCCGCAATCGGCACAGATCGCAGTGCAACACGCGCTCCGCCGCCGGCGGCTGGATCTCGAGAGAATCCGGTAAGCGTTTCGACATCACAAGGAGACCAAGGACCATGAAGACCAACCCGCGAGAACTGCGTGCACAGCGCGAGGAGCTCATCCGGCAGGCCGGCCAGATGGTGGACACGGCCGAAGGTGAGACCCGCGACTTCACGCCCGACGAGCAGCGCTCCTATGAGAAGCTGCTCGCCGACGGCCAGGCCATGCTGACCCGCGCCGAGCGGATCGAATCGCAGGCCGGGCTGGAAGCATCCCTGGCGGCCCGCCAGGCTCCGGCGTTACTCCGCATCGGTCGGGGCGACTCCGAGGTCCGCGCCATGGCGCATTACATGCGCACCGGCGATGTCGGAGGCGTCCGTGATCTGACCTCTCCGGCCGAGAAGGACGAAGTGGTGAAGGGCTCAGGGCCGGCGGTGGTCATCAACCTGCCGAGTGTGCGCGAGCTGCGTGCGGCAGTCGACAGCACCATGAACATCACCACCGCCGCCGATGGCGGCTCGGCCGTGCCGACCGGTTTTGCGGGCCAGATTGCGCTCCGGCGCAACGAGATCCGCCTGACTGAGAAGCTGGGCGTCCGCCGGGTTCCGGGCAAGGGCAC